CAAAGGAGCAACCAAACCTGATGGAATGAAAGATAATCGCAAAGGTAAAGGTGCACAAGATATGATGGCTCCTGCAGATGCTGCAGCAGCAGATCCAGACAAAACTGTTGAAAAAGGTATGGATGATGTTGCCAAAGCAGGTAGAGCAGGTCCTTCAATGAAAGCTCGTCGAAATGATAATATGAAGGGCGACAAGAACATTATTAATAAAATTGGGAGAACCACATGATACAACCACCCGGATGGGCAAAACATGCTGTACCAAAACATAGCGGATGGCATGATCCTAGAACTGATGAACTGTTAAAATCTCAAAGATTTTCAACAGATCAAATTAATGAATATTTGGGAATTACTTCTAATCCAGCACCAGCTCCAGAACCTCAAGTGTTGACAGAAGTTCCTGATGGAACAGGCCATGGTCCTTCTATAGATGAAAGTCCTATGGCTATGGATGACCTACATAGTATGACAAAGAGAGAGTTAGAAGACCTTGGTAGAGAACATGGTATCGAACTTGATCGACGTCATAATAAAGATACATTGATAGAACAATTGAAAGAAGCTATGTAAGAGGAAATTTTGTTTGATGAGTTAACTGAGGATAATCTATTCTTATTTGCTGCTAAACATTATTATAATCCCGTAATGGGAGACGTTGACGAATTTTATGAAGACATGAATAGATTCAAGTATATTAAAAGACTTGTTAATAAATATCTTGAAACTGGTACATTATCTGAAAGATTAATCATCAACCATTTGATAACTGTTTATAATGTTTTTGGAATAGATCCTGCGAATAGGATTTTAGAATTGAAACTTAGCGACAAGCATTGGCCTGTAGTTAAACCATTTTTGTTATTTCTAAAATATATTGATAATCATAAGTATATTGATATACCTATGGATAAAAAAGTAATAGAAGTGTTGAGAGAGATATGAGTTTACTAACACGTGCAAGTGATCTTGTTTATACGTTTAGATTTCTTAGGTTGTTAACTACACCCTTTGAAAATACTACTGCATATAAACTTGGTATTATTGACGAAAAGGGTAAACGAATTAAATCTGTCAAGTTAGATACTTCAGAAAAGAAGTCTGCTTATACTCCATTCAATAGAATAGTATACAATATTAAGAAGTTATTAGCTAAAGCTCCTGGAGGAAGTACAAAACTTGCAAGCTATGCCTCAGCTCTATTCTTAATAAAAGAACATTATGGTCTATCTAAAAAGAACATTGATAATATACTAGAAAAGTCAGAAATGACTAGAATAGATTTTTTAGCAGAAGAAACAGAGTGGTTTGTTTTAGAAAACAGACAACTGTCTCCTGGAATTTATCGAGTAGCAGCTGACAAAGTTTTAAGTGAAACTTGGGATGATGTTGTAATAGCAAAAGATAAGATTAGAGTTTTAGATAATTCTTTTCCCGTTGGTGATATGTTTGGTTTACCTATCTATGAAGCAGTTCATATGAACACAGGAAGAAAAGTACATATTACTGTTGGAGAACTTCTCAAATGAAAACATCTGATCTTATAAAGAAGAGTCAATCTAAGAGAGGTGCACCAGGAACTCTTAAACGTAAAGTTAAGGGTAAGATGACACTTGCAAAAGCTAGAGCGTTGAAAAACAAACCTGGAGCGACTACATTAGATAAGAAGCAAGCAAACTTCTTTATTAATATGCACAGTCAAACTGAAAGTCTTTGGAGAAATATCCACAATAAGAGACGTCGTGGTGAGAAGATGAGGAAGAAAGGTGAAAAAGGTGCACCTACTCCTGATCAGATTAAACGTGCACAATCAACTAGTGAAGATGCTCCTTCAACAAACACTTCGAGTGTAGCTGGTGCAGGAGATGATGGAATAGTAGTTATTGATCGTAGAAGACGAAAAGACAAAATGCCCAAACTACTTAAAAGATTTAGAAAGTATATAGACGACGATGGTTCATAGAATTTATCTTGGTATTATATTATGTGGAGTATTAGGTGGAGCTGGTTGGTTCGCATATAATTATTATGTTGACACACAGACACGTATTGGTGTACTAACAGCTAACAATGCTAAACTTGAAACTGCACAAAAAACTACATTAGCTGAGTTTGTACAGTATAGAAATAAAGTTACTGAAGAGATTGAAAACTTTAAGGCTGAGTTGGTTAAACAACAAGAATTAAATAATCAACTCAATACTAATCTTAAAAAGACACAAGAAGCAAACAAAGCCATAGCAAAGCTATTGGCTGATACAGATATTATTAAAAACAGTCTTGCTGATCCACAAGCAAGCGAGGATGCTATAAATGAACAAATTGACCTTATGTTCGGTGCTATTGGCTGTGCCACTGGTACTGACTGCATGCAGCAGAACCCCTGAGAAGGAAATTGTTACTGTTCCTACAGTAATTGAAACTCCAGAAATCAAAGCACCTACAATACAGATCGTTCCACGACCTGATCCTGTAGAGCTAAAGAATGCTGATATTATTGTTGTCACTGAAGCAAATTTAGAGTATACTATTAATCGTATCAAAGAAACTCAAGGTGACTTTGTCTTATATGCAATGACTGCTCAAAGTTTTGAAAGTCTTGCGTTGAACTTTGAACAAGTTAAGAGGTTCATAGAACAACAAAATAATATTATTCTGTATTATGAAAAAGCAGTAAAAAAATAAAAAATAAATATTTTTTTACCCGGGATTTACCTGTTTACAAGAACTTGTAAATTCTATATAATACTATCAAACAAAACAACAACGAAGCTACGTACAATGCGGTACGTTGGCAATATCTATTTTCCGAGGTCTTATATGCTAAAAGTTATTTCTAATCAAAAAGATTGGGACACAAGAAACATCATGTCTCAAACAAAATTCTACGAAGGTTACTCACGTTGGGATAATGATAAAGAGAGGTATGAGACTTGGGAAGAATCAGTCTCTCGTGTTATGAATATGCACAGAGATTTTTATTCAGATAAAATGACACCAGAACTATCACTTTTGATAGATGAAGCAGAATCACAATACAAACTAAAGTATACACTTGGTGCACAAAGAGCATTACAATTTGGAGGTGAACAATTACTTAAACATATGATGAGAATGTACAATTGTACTTCTACCTATGCTGATAGACCAAGGTTCTTCTCAGAACTGTTCTACGTGCTTCTCTGTGGCGCTGGAGCAGGGTTCTCAGTGCAGAAACACCATGTCGACAAAATGCCAAGCGTAGCTGAAAGAAAGAAACAAGCTAAGGGTTGGCAAGTAGAAGATAGTATTGAAGGTTGGGCAGATGCTCTTGGTGTTTTACTTTCTTCTTACTTTACATCTGATCAACAGTTTCCAGACTTTGCTGGACGTAAAGTATATTTTGATCTAAATGGTATTCGACCAAAAGGAGCAATGATCAGTGGTGGATTCAAAGCACCAGGTCCTGAACCTTTACGTAGAGCATTAGATAAGATTGAACATATCCTTCAGTCTGTAGTACTTGGAGGTAGAGATAGATTAAAACCGATTGAAGTGTATGACATTGCAATGCATGCATCTGATGCTGTTCTAGCTGGTGGTGTTCGCAGAAGTGCAACAATTGCATTATTCAGTCCAGATGATGAGGAGATGGTAAATGCTAAGACCGGAAATTGGTTTGTGGATAACCCTCAGCGTGGTCGTTCTAACAACAGCGCTGTTATTGTACGAGACGAGATCAATAAAGAAGATTTTAAAAAGATCATGTCTTCAATTAAAGAGTTCGGAGAACCAGGATTCTATTTCGTAGAAAATAAAGAACATACAACTAACCCTTGTGTTGAGATTGGAATGTATCCACAGCTTGATGGTAAGTCAGGTTGGCAAGGATGTAACCTGACTGAGATCAACGGTGGTAAGTGTACATCTAAAGAAGAGTTCTTCAAAGCATGCAGAGCTGGTGCTATTCTTGGAACACTTCAAGCTGGATACACAGACTTCAAATATCTTGGAGAAACATCTAAAAAAATCTTTGAAAGAGAAGCCTTGTTAGGTGTTTCTGTGACAGGATGGATGAACAATCCAGATGTACTATTAGATGCAGATATACAAAGGGAAGGAGCAGAAATTGTTAAGAGAGTTAATAAAGAAGTTGCGGAACTTATTGGAATCAATGCTGCGGCCAGGACCACGTGTGTTAAACCATCTGGTAATGCTTCGGTACTTTTAGAGACCGCTAGTGGTATTCACGCAGAACATGCACCTCGTTATTTACGTCACATTCAGTTAAACAAGGATACAGAAGTTGCTCAACTTATTGCTCAAACCAATCCATACATGGTCGAAGAATCAGTGTGGTCAGCAAACGGAACAGATTACTGCGTTGGATTCCCAATCATATCACCAGAAGGATCTCTCTATCGTGAAGATCTTTACGCAACCGATCTTCTCGAAAAAGTAAAACTGGTTCAGCAAAACTGGGTCGAAGCTGGAACCAATGAAGAATTGTGTGCAGACCCAACAGTACGTCATAATGTTTCTAACACAGTCACGGTGCAGCCTCACCAGTGGTCAAAAGTTGAAGATTATGTTTTTGAAAATAGACACTCGTTTGCTGGAATAAGTTTTCTAGCAGGAACAGGAGATAAAGATTATGCACAGGCACCTATGACAGAAGTATTAACAGAACAACAGATAGTAGACAAATATGGAAAGGCAGCACTATTTGCAGCTGGACTTATTGTAGAT